ATGTACTTTAGGTGCAAACAACTTCTTCTTATTCCAAGACTAAATTGTTACATAAATTTTACCCTCGTTTCGGCGGGGGTAATATTTATTATTATTAAATCAAATTAAATTATATTATAATGAAAAATACTACACCCCTTAAAACTAAAGCGTATAAACTAAAAAGATCAGAGAGACCTTTAGCTTATATGCTATCCTCAAGACATTCAAACAGATCACCTTTACTATACTTTGACGAAGAACAAGGTATCAATAGACCTTTAAGATATGCAAGAAACCAAAAAAGCCCATTTGAAGATGAGCAAGATGGTAATGCTATTTTAGAGCCTATTGTATTTGAAGACGGTATGTTGGTTGTACAAAGAGAAAATCAAGTGCTACAAAAATTCTTACATTATCATCCGGGTAACGGAATGGTATTCGAAGAAATAGACAATGCAAAAGATGCATCAGAAGAATTAGCTTCAGTAGAGTTAACTATAGATGCACAAGTCTTGGCTAAAAATTTATCAACAGACAAATTACTTTCAGTAAGCAGAATTTTAATGGGAGCATCTGTAAACTCCATGACTATACCAGAATTAAAAAGAGATATTTTAGTTTATGCTAAAAATAATCCTGAAGAATTAATTGATATTGTAAACGATCCGTTATTAGAATTACAAAACGAAGTTCATTTGTTTGTTGACAATAACTGGCTGTCGTTTAGAAATAACAGAAGAGATGTTTATTATAATCTGCCTGGTAACAAAAAGAAAATGATGAGTGTTCCTTTTAATGAAGATCCATACGATGCTATAAGTGCTTTCCTACAAAGTAACGATGGCTTAGAAGCTTATAAGTATCTCAAGAAACGCTTAAAAAAAGATAAATAGAAAGCGTATCTTTGTGCTTTATTAACCCCATTAACATTATTACTTATGGAAAAGTTTATCAAATTATTTAAGTCTGGATCCGGACAAAACAAGGGCGACATTTTAATTCCTATAAAAGGAATTATGGAAATTAAGCAAGAAAGCGACACTGTAGTCAATATTTTTTACAATAGTATTTCTTCTGCACAAGCAGGATACTCTATTGCTAATGATGGTTCAGCTACAGTTCCTGCTGGAACTAACGTTGTACAATCGTACAAAATTACACACGATGCAATTGTAGCAAACTCTTCTTCGTTTAAAGATTTCTTAAACGAATCAGTAGAGCACGCTTTACAATTATCTTGGCAACACCCAGTTTATTCACCTAATGGAAGTGCATACCCAGCATCTGCGGCTAGCGCATCTGTACCAGTTACTGTAACTGCTATAGAATTAGGAGTTAAAGCGGCTGGCGTAATATCGTAAGTTTTATTTTCTTTTAAAAAAATCAGAGGTTACAAAAAAAGTGACCTCTTTTTTTTTGACTATATTTGTAAAAAGAATTTAACATGATAAACTCTGTTAGAAATACCGTCCTTGCTATAGCTAATAAAAATAATTACGGATATATATCTCCGCAAGATTTTAATTTGTATGCTCAACAAGCACAAATGGATTTGTTTGAAGATTATTTTTATCAATACAATGCCTGGACTAATAAAGAAAATCAAAGAATATCTGGAACAGGATATGCTGATATAGTAAAAGGTTTGGTAGAAGTAATGGACAGTTTTTCTGTTACAAGAAGTTTAGCTCAAAAAGGAAACAATTTGTTTAATTTACCAAGCGATTATTATTTAATCAATAAAGTAAATTACTACCCTACTCAAATAACGTCTGGAGTAAGCACCGCAGCTGGATTGAATACTTTAACTAATGCGAACGCTACGTTCGTAACAAGCGGTGTTCAAGTAGGTCAACAAGTAGTTAACACATCAGGGGCATCAAGTTATTCTGGTTTCAGTGGGTTTGTAGTTAGTGTAGATAGCCAAACACAACTCACTTTATCATATTCACCATTTGGTGTTGCAGGAACTATTGGAGATAGTTACGGTATATTTTCAACAAGTGGAATAGTAGAAGTAGAAAGAGTAAATCAAAACAAAATATTTTATCTAAACAACTCTCCGTTAACAGCTCCCTCAACAGGTTTTCCTGCTTATGTGTTAGGAGGAGCCACATCATCTGTAATAGGTGATGCTAATACAGGACAACTAGGAAATACTATAACGGTATATCCTACAAGCATAACAACTAATGGTAGTGTAACGGCAGAATATGTGCGTTATCCATTACCCCCTAAATGGACGTATCAAACACTTGCATCAGGCGAGCCTTTATTTGATATTAACCAAGCAGATTATCAAGACTTTGAATTACCTTTGTCTGACGAACCTGGTATTGTAGCTAAGATATGTCAGTATGTAGGTATAGAAATTAGAGAAGGCGATTTATATCAATTTGGACAACAAGAAGAAGTAGAAAATAACCAAATACAAACGTAAGATATGGCTTATATAAATGATTACGCATATTACGCAAATTCAGGAGGTATACCCGAAGATAAGAATTGGGGATCATATCAATATGTTTCTTTAAATGATATTGTAAATAACTTTATGTTAATGTATCAAGGAAACCATGAGTTACTTAACAACTTAAATAGGTATCAAGTTTTATTTCACGCAAAAAGAGGTATTCAAGAATTGAATTATGATGCGATGAAAGAGGTTAAAATTTTACAATTAGATTTGGATGATAATTTAAGGTTTATACTACCCTCTGACTATGTAAATTGGGTAAGAATATCTCAATATCTAAATGGAGTGTTATATCCTTTAACAGAAAATATACAGACAGGATGGGCTAACACTTATTTGCAAGACAATAATGCAAAGATATTATACGATCAAAATGGTAATGTCCTAAAACCTCAGTTTTCGCAACTAGACAATTCATTTGCAAGTGGCGCTAAAACTATTTATTTAAATGACAATAGCCCTTATGATGGACAAGAAGGTTGGTGTGTAGATGGATGTTGGTATTTTGATTTTGGTATAGGATCTCGTTTTGGATTAAATACCGAAACAGCTAACTCAAACCCTACATTTAGTATTAACAAACAAAGCGGAGTGATTAATTTTAGCTCAATAGGTTCTGGAGCTTCAGTTGTATTAGAATATGTATCTGACGGAATGGAGAATGGTGATGACGCAAATATAAGTGTTAATAAATTATTTGAAGAATATTTATACGCATACATAAGGTATTCTATTTTAAATGGTAGATTAGGAGTACAAGAATATATTGTAAACAGAGCACGAAAAGACAAGTCATCATTGTTAAGAAATGCAAAAATTAGATTAAGTAATATTCACCCTGGTCGTCTTTTAATGAATTTAAGAGGCCAGGATAAATGGTTGAAATAAAATGCCAATAGTAAATACAAATTTTATTGCAGGTAAAATGAATAAGAGCGTTGATGAACGCCTTGTTCCAAAAGGTCAATACATAAACGCTATTAATGTAAGATTAGGAGCAACAGAAACTACAGAAATAGGTGCTGTTGAAAACTCTAAAGGTAACTCACAGCTTACGACATTAGCTTATGGCGGCCAAAACCTTTCTAATTCTGCGCAATGTATAGGAGCTTATGAAGATGGATCTAAAGAAACTATATATTGGTTTGTTCATGATTCAAATAATCCAGTGGTTGGTGGTAAGTTAGACTTAATTGTATCTTTTAATATACAAACCGAAGCTATTACTTATCATGTTATAACTAAAACGGTACTAAATTTTGATCCAAAATTTTTAATAACAGGTGTAGATAAGATAGAAGACTTATTGTTTTTTACTGATGATAAAAATCCTCCAAGAAAAATAAACGTAACACAAAATTATCCGGATCCAGCAGGAATTGCAGATGGTATAACGGAAAGTGATATAAGTGTTGTTTTGAAACCACCAGGTTTTTCTTCGTTAGAAACATTGTCAGCCCCTAAAGTGACAATGATTGATGTGCCTGGTGAAGAAAACTACATGGACACAAGGTTCATAACTTTTGCATATAGATATAGGTATATAAATAATGAGTATAGTGCAACCTCTTTATTTTCAAAAGCTGCATTTCAACCAGGGCCATTTGAATTTGATGTGAATAACTTCAATAATGGTTCGATGAAAAATATATATAACTCAGCTGAGGTTGAGTTTGAAACAGGTACTGATAAGGTTATTGAGGTAGATTTATTGTTTAAACCTAGTAATAGTAATTCTATTTACGTTATAGAAAGGTTTAAAAAGTCAGATTACGGATGGGCTAGTAACACAAAACAAACATACACATTTACTAACAGTAAAATATATACAGTTTTAGGTGCAGATGAATTATTAAGACTATATGACAATGTCCCTAAGGTGGCTAAAGCACAAACTATACAAGGCAATAGATTAATATATGGAAACTATACTGATGGATATGACATAGTAAATGCAGCTGGTCAAGATATAGCTGTTAATTTTACAACATCATTGTTTACCAACGACATATTATTTGAAGAATTAGATGAAGGGACAATGTCTACTGGCGTTGTTTATACTATAAATCCTAATACAACAACTACAGTACAAAATTCTAAAATTAGTTTTGACTTATCTAGCCAAGCTAATAAATTAAAGGCAGGAACGACTATTTCTTTTTTACTTACTATTGAGCATGGTGCTTTAAATGGTGACACTGGAGACACATGTTATGATGCGTCATTTAAAAACACTCCATTTGATTTAGAGGTTATATTCCCTATAAACCAAGATTACAGCTCGGTTTATGAAATGGTAAATTCAGCAGCTTTTGCAGAACGTATTGGAACAATATTGAATACAAACTTTCAACCTTTAGCAACTTCAGCGAACGGAAATTCTTTAACTGATTTATTTAATACATTTACTACAGTACCAGTAAATTGTTCTTTTACAAAAACAAATAGTAGTATTGATTCTCAAACACAACAAGGTTTTAGAATAGGTTCTACGGTAGGTTCCAATGTTTTCTCGCTTCAGGTAATAGCTATGAAATACACCTCAGGGACTACAAATGTTTATGAATACTTTAAATTTTCTAGAGGTACTGGAACTTTTTCTTCAAGTCAAGATACATCTTCATTGCATAGTAACAGAGATTACGAAACAGGAATTGTATATATGGATGAGTATGGTAGGGCATCAACAGTATTAGTGTCGGAATTCAATACAACTTTTGTACCTCCATCTGCTTCAGTAGATCAAAATAAAATAAAAGTTAATATAGAAAGTTTACCGCCAGCATGGGCAACAAAGTATAAATTTGTTTTGAAGCCTAGTGAAGGTGGATATGAAACAATCTATTCTAATTTTTATTATCAAAGTCAAAGCACTAGGGTTTTATATTTTAAACTAGAAGGTGATAATCAAAACAAAGTAGAAAAGGGAGATATATTGATTGTAAAAAGAGATGCTAACGGCCCACTCACAAGAGAGGTTACATGTCAGGTATTAGATGTTACAGCTGAATCATCAAACTTTTTAGAGGTAGAAGGTGAGGCTCCAGCACAATCAAATCAATTAGCTGGATTATATATGCAAATACGAGCGCAGAACTTTAGTATTAATCTTGATGAAGATGCTGTAATTGACGCTGGCGAGCTTACTTATTCTAGTAGAACAAGAAGCCAATGTGTTCCATATTTAGAGTATCCTGCTTTCACTACAGATTCAAACGGAAACACAACTAATTATTCAATACCAGCGCAAACTAACATAAGAATAAAATGGAGGTTGCAAAGATTTGGTGGTGGCGGTTGTGATGGCGCTGAATATATATGGGATACTGATTATGTAGCTTCAAATGATTATGATGACTTACATGCGTGGTTTGTTGGTGATTTTATAAGCCCTGGAGCTGGAAAGATAATTGATGAAGGCCCTGGGCTACAAGAACCAACTTTTACTGGAACTATTGCTACAAGCGCATCAGGCATACCTTGCCCTGCTCCTTTTGAGCCAGTGTTTCAATTTGTTCAAGCTGTTCCAGGTGACGTAACTTCCCCCTTATATTTGGCTTGTAAAAGTGGAATGTATGCATGTGTTAGTCATAGCACCAATATGGAAGCTGAAATTATTGTAACTAGAGCTAATAATTTAATTGTTTGGGAAACAGAACCAGCTGATGCAGATCCTAATTTATTTTATGACTCTTCTGAATCTTATGATATTACAGGAGGTTTTCATATGCGTGGAAATGGAGATGGAGATCAAAACCAAACAGCAAGTCAAGACGCTATTGTAACACTGCCATTTTTTAATTGTTACACATTTGGGAATGGTGTAGAAAGTTATAAGATACTTGATGCATTGGATGGTCAGGCGGTAAATTTAGGAGAAAGAGTATTAGCTGTATCAACACAGGATTTCAAAGAAGCAGATAGGTTTGCTGAATTAACGTATAGTGGTATATACAGCAGTAACTCTAACTTAAATAATCTTAATGAATTTAACTTAGGTTTAGTAAACTTTAAAGATTTAGAAACAAGCTTTGGCCCTGTAATGAAACTTCATTCTAGAGAGACAGATATACTTGTTTTTCAAGAAGATAAAATAAGTTATGTTTTAACTGGTAAAAACTTAATAAGCGATTCAACTGGTGGAGGTGTTGTTGCATCTGTGCCTGAAGTATTAGGAACACAAATAGCCAGAATAGAAGAGTATGGTATTAGTTATAATCCAGAAAGTTTTGTGTCTTGGGGTTATGACATGTATTTCACAGACACTAAAAGAACAGCAGTATTAAAATTAAAAGGAACATCAAGAAATAATGATGCGCTAGAGGTTATCTCTGATACAGGAATGAGGTCTTATTTTAGAGATCAGTTTAATGTACAATTGAATACACAAAAACTAGGCGGGTATGATCCTTATATGGATGAATATGTTTTAAGTACAAATGGAACAAGCGTACCTTTACCTCCAGTTATTATACCATGTGGTACACAAAAGTCTTTAGTAGACTCTACAACTCAACATCAGTACACCATTGAGCTTGGAAATGTTATAGGTAATGTAGTTATTAACTATACAATTAATAGCGGGACTATGAGCGTTGGTGTTTCATGGGATGGTAGTACAGTAGCGTCTATAACTGATGCTACTACCAGTGGCACTTTAAATTTTGATAAAACTAAAAACTCTCCAACAACAGCTATAATCACTATTACACCTAACGCAACTGTTAGTTATGATTTAGTGTGTGACTGTCCTGCTCAGCAAGGATTAACAATAATTCAAATTGGATTAAACTCAGCTGAAGATAGTGGTAAGTTCATACATAATGAATTTAAATGGAACGATACATTAGTAACAAGCCCTGTGTCATCTAACATGATGACATTTGGTTCTGATTCACAGGTAGCATCTCAGTATGTAGTACAACAAGGTATTAGATCTACAGGTGTATTTCCGTATAGCGGTTCAGATGTTACTTTAAGATCAAACAAAATTAATTTTGACGATTACAATTGGGTTGTAAATAAAGATAATTTTGCATGGTTATCCTCAAACACATTATACAATAATACAGCTAGCGAAATTACAGCGTTACTAACTGCATCAGCTACTATACCAAATGCAGACGTTAACAGTCCTTCTTCTGGATTATATCAAGCTACAGTATCTAATATTACCTTACCTACGGCTAATCAATACTTGTATTTAATATACGATTACAGAACTACTAACTCAGCTTCATTCTGTTACGATGCAAGCACTGAGTCTGACGCATGTTGTGGTTGTGGTGATTACTGTACACCTTATGCATCTAGCACAGGGCAAAGCTCTATAAGTATTGCGTGTATACAATCGGCTAGTCAAACGTATTATCATGATGGCTTTGATCCTTTACCAGCAATTGGAGACACAGTATATTCATCTTCTATTTGTGATGGCCCGTCAGCTACTAAGCTAACATCTGGATTCTATCAAATAGGGGTAAGTAACCAGTGGATACAAGTAAATAGTAATGGTATTGTTTCTAGTACAGGAAGTTGTGCTATTAAGTCATTTAGTTCAAGTGTAGTAGATCCACAAATTTCTACAATTTGTACACAAACAATTAATCAAACATATTACCATACAGGAGCTAATACAGCGCCACAAGCAGGAGACTTTGCATATTCCGATCAAGGGGTAACAATACTACCTAACGGATACTATAGAATATCTTCTACAGAATACTTAAATTTAAACCAAGGAACAGGTCAGATTGCAGCAGTTGTAACATGTACACCACCAACGTACTATCCGTTTAACTGTAAACAACAACCTAATCCTTCTTCAGCATGTATATATTCTGGAGCGTTAGACGAGGTTTATTATACAACAACACCTACAGGCCCAGGTGATGGTGCAGGCACTAAAATCTATAGTGATAATCAAGGAACGTTAGTTTCATCAATCATATTAGTTTATGCTACCGGTTCACCAACAGTATGGTTTGCAACACAAAATGGAGAGATAGACGGAAATGGATTACAATATTGTTAAATAAATTATGGCAACAAGAGCAACATATTACTTTGATGGATTCAGTTTTGCAACTGCAATAGCTTTGTTTACCGACCAGGCTTTAACAACTAAAGCTGCGGATGGGTACTATTCTTTAGGTTCAATATCAAGAAGACAAGTAAATGGTTTTCTTCAAGGAGCAGCGAATTGTCCTTCGTGTGGAGACGCAATCTCATTGTGTTATGATGTAACATCAGCAAGTGAAGTGTGTTGTGTGGGTTGTGGAACTACTTATACAAGTTTTACATCTACAATTATGGGAACTTTTGGAAGCGTTTGTGGTAACACTACATTTGATCAAACCTTTTACCATAACGGCTCAGGAACAATACCAGCGATGGGTGAGCTAGTGTATCAAGATCAAGCTGGGACTACTCCATTACAAAACGGATGGTATCACACTAATGCATCAGGCACAAGCACCAGATATAGAATAACTAATAATACTGGTTTTGTTGCAAGCATAGAACCTTGTGGAACTCCTTAATGATATAATAAATTTTTTTTGTAAATTTACAAGAATAAAATCAATACTTTATGCCAACGCAAGGAACCTATTTTTTAAATAATACAGTTTGGGCTTCAGGAAACGCCAACTCTGCTACAAATATATATACAGAAGCAACGTTAACAACGGCTGCCCCAAATGGATGGTATAAAGACAATAACAATGTTTATAGAGAGGTAACTGGAGGAAATGGTGCGCTAGGAACTTCATACTCATGTACTACATGTGGAGTTGAATTGAATTTAGGTTACGGAGCGTCAGCATTTGCAGCGTGTTGTTCTGGTACAACTGCCGATTTTTATGTACAAACTTCTTTTACGGCAACAACAAGTATTTATACAAATCCATTATTGAGTAGTTTTGCAGCTAATCAATTTTATTCATATAGTTCTCAAAGTAGAGAAAAAACAAGTGATGCAACCGATGGTTCAGGATTAAGTTCAGCAGTATCATGTGCTACTTGTTTCCCAGCAGTAGGATTAACATTTGGTAGTTCATCAGCAATAGCTTGTTGTACAGGTGCATCTGGTACATATTACATGAACCAAACAACTTTTGCAACTTCAACTATATTATATAGTACAGCTGACGGAACTACAGTGGCAAGTAATGGATTCTATTCATTTAACCCTGGTAACGGAGGAGCTATTGTTTATAGAGAAGTAACGGGAGGAACAGGAACTTTAGGAACACAAACTACATGTTCAGATTGTGCAACTTCAATTAGCTTATGTAAAGGAACAAGTGCAGATGATGTGTGTTGTACTGGATGTACAAGTTTAACATCGTTTACAGCTACAATAGGTGGTAACTTCCTTGGAGTATGTTCATTAACGCCAGGAACAACTTACTATCATAACGGAAGCGGAACTTATCCAGCAGCAGGTGATACGATGTTTACAAACTCAGCAGGTACAGCAGTAGCTGATCCAAAACATTATCACTATGTAGATGGAACAACAAATAAAAAGATTCATATTACTGGAACTAACGGGTATGTAGCGGGAATAAGCAATTGTGCCCCATAAATAAAATAAAATAAATGCCCACGCAAGGAACCTACTTTTTAGATTCAACGTCCTTTGCAACCGCCACAGCCATATATACAGATGCGGCACTAACAACGGCGGCTACAAATGGCTGGTATAAAACATCTTCTAATACATTTAGACAGCAGACAGGTGCACCTAACAATCCTGTATTAAGCTCTACGTTTACATGCGAGTGTACAACATTTAGTGCTTCTACCGCATACAGTTCAGCTCCGTCAGCTTGTTATAATGGTGTGGTAAACCAGACTTATTTTCATAATGGTTCTGGTAGTACACCAGTGGCTACAGATGTATGTTATTCAGATGCAGGACAAACATTTTTAGGAAATGGATTTTATAAAATATCAGCGACTCAATATATTTCAATTACTGGTGGCGCTGGTGTAGTGGCAAGTGTAGGAACGTTTGTTACAGGAACATCGTTTAGTAGTAGCACAGTTCAAACTAACTCTACTAACGCTTGTTCTGCTACTATAAACCAAACGTATTATCACGATGGCTCAAGCTCATTGCCAGTTGTAAACGATGTGTGTTATGACAACTCATGTATGGCAACTGGAGGTGAAGGATCGCCACCAAATCTTTTAGCAAATGGATATTATAAAATATCCTCAACTGGCACAGGAACTTATATGCAGATTTCAAGCAATACAGGTACGGTATCAGCTGTTACAAGTTGCCCATCTTCAACAACATCTTATAGTTCATCAATTGTAGGTGTATTCAATTCAGTTTGTCCTTTTGACGGCTCGAACCCACCAGCTAATCAAACATATTATCATGACGGATCCGGAACACTTCCGTCCGCAGGTGACACATGTTATAGTGATTCAGCGGGAACTACAACTCTAGCTTCAGGTTATTATTATTTAACTGGAACTGGAAACAATAATAGAGAATACATTCAATTAGATAACAACGGTGAGGTATTATTTAGTTATCCGCAATTATGTTAAAATAAAAAGATATGGCTATAGAAACATTACAGACATTATCGTATAACAATGACAGCCAAGGCTGGCCGTCTTTCTATACTTACTATCCTGATTACATGATAGGAATGAACAGTTTCTTCTATTCTTTTAAAGGTGGTAATTTATATAGACACAATACAAACACCCTAAGAAATAATTATTATGGTGTTCAAGGATCCTCTTCAATTACAGGAGTATTTAATCCTAAGCCAACTTTAGATATAAAGTTATTTAAGACGATGTCTTTAGAAAGTGACGCAAGCTGGACGGCTACAAATATTAAAACAGATCTTAATTCTGGATCTATGCTTAATACTTATTTTGAGCAAAAAGAAGGAGAGTGGTTTACATTTATTAGAAGCAAGTCTGATACAGTAAACTGGAAGTTAAGATCAGCAAACGGACTAGGCTCGGCTACAATAGTTGCTGGCCCAGCAAACGCAACAGTTATAACATTTACAGAACCTTTTGGAAGTATACTTAGTATAGGAGATGCGATCTATGCAAAGACCACGCCAGAGTTGGTAGGGTATGTTACAGCAATGAGTGGCACTACGATCACTGTAGACGCATCCGCACAAGGGGCGTATATCCCTGTACAGGGTGACTTTATTTTATCTTATAAAAACAGCGTTGCTGAATCGCATGGTGTGCTAGGTTATTACATGGAGTTTACGTTAACTAACGACAATACAACGCCAGTTGAACTCTTCTCTGTAGGTAGTGACATCATGAAAAGTTATCCTTAGAATTTAGTATCTTTGTTTATATTTATGCAATTAAAAGAAACTAATATTGCTGAACAAGTTTTAGGATCCATTCCTGCGATAAGAGGAATGATGTGGGAGAAAATAAAAGAGTTTCAATATAAATTGAATGAATTAGAAGGAGTGTTAAACCACGAGCCTGGAGAACAAAGAGAAGAAGGTTGGGATAAGTATTTCCCTTTAAAGCAACATCTAGAAGGAGGTTTGTATACAAGAGAATTGTTTATGCCTAAAGGGAGCGTTGTTGTTAGTATGATTCACAAACAAAATCATCCTTCTTTTTTATTAAAAGGGGAGTTGTCTTATTTGACAGATGATGGTGAAGTGGTAACAATAAAAGCTCCGCACAAAATATTTACAAAAATAGGTACTCAAAGAGTATTTTATATGCATGAAGATTGTACTTGGTGTTGTGTTTATAAGACGGACGCTAAGACATTTGAAGAAGCTGAAGCAGATGTATATACAAATGACTATAAAGATTTACCTAATGAATTAATCTTAAAAAATAAATTATTATGGCAGGCCCAGCAACAGCAGCATTAGTTTTAGGAGGACTTTCAGCAGCAACAGGATTAGCTAGTTTCGGTATGGGATTAGGTAACGCCGCTAAAGCCCGAAGAGCTGAACAAAAAGCTGCAAGAGAATCAGAAAAATTAATGGAAGAAGCTGAAAGAAAAGCTGAAAAAAACTTTTATGAAGGATTAAATGTTCCTTTAGATGCCTTTAACAGACAATATGAGCAGCAATTGCAACAGCAACAACAGGGACTTCAAGCTTTACAAGAAGGAGATGCAAGAGCAGTTGCTTCTGGTGTAGGAAGAGTAGGAGCGTTAGCTGGAGCTCAAGGAGAAAAAACTAGAATAGCAATGGGTGAAGCTTTGTATGCAAATAATAAAATGAAAGCTGATGCAAACCAACAGGTAAATCAGCAGTTAATAGATTTTAAATTAGCTGGTGCTGCCGATCAATCATTAAGAGCAAGAGAACAGCAACGTATGAGAAAGCAAGGAATGAATCAAGCTTTGTCTGGATTGGGTTCTGCTATTAGTGCTGGTAAAGATATGATTAATTTATATGAAGGAGATGAAAGCACTAGAGCTTTTGGGAAATTAACAGATGCTCAAAAAGCAAAATTTAAAGACGGAAGCGGAAACCAAATGACTTCAGATAAAATATTAGAACAGATACGTCAAATGACACCAGAACAAAGACAACAATTAAGACAAGGAGATGGATCGGAAAATGATATATTTGATTACTCTCAAGTTCAGGTTGGAGAAGGAACAGGAACAGGTTTAGGAATGTACAGTCCACAAGGACAAGCTTTCATGGCAGGATCCGCTATAGATCCTGCATTAGGTCAATTAGAACTTCCTCCTATATTTGGTGTTTCAAACCCTTATAGCATAGGGCAAAACAACTATGGATTTAATTCTATTTTTAACAACAATTAAACATGGCTGATAGTAAAAATAAATACAGAGTATATGCAGGGATGGACGATTCCCCTCCAATTAATTGGGGAACAATTGCTAATACTATTAGTGGTCAATTACAAACTATAAAAAAAGAAAGGCAGGACGCTAGAGATGCTATAGATAAAGCAACATCTGATCAAATGGCTGAACTTAATAAGTTGCCAGATGTAAATAATAGATCTTTATCTAGAATATTAATTGAAGGAAGTGATCGTTCAAAAAAAGAATTGCAAATGCGTATGCAGTTATTAAAATCTGGAGCCATAAAACCAAAGGATTATGCTTTGTTTATGAACGAACAAAAAAATGGTTATGCTGAATTTTCTACAACAGTAAAGAATTACGATAAGTGGTATCAAAAAAAAATGGATGAGATTAAAGCAGGTGACGTATCCGCACTAGATGAAGCTAATGCTCTTTCAATCGAAGGTTTCGGTAATTTAAATGATAAAGTAATTATGACAAACCCTGCTAATGGACAACTACAGGTTGTTACAATGGGTTATAATGAAAAAACAAAAAAGTACGATATAATGCCAAATGCAGAAGCTTCACCAGGAAGTTTTGCTGTCCCTGGATCACTGAATGCTCGTATGTCTTTTGATGAAAAAAAGAAAAAAACTTCTGAACTTGTAAATAATGAAGTAAAATTTATAGGCGACGAAATTCTTGCTAGAAGCCGAGGCAATGGTGTTGTAGAAACAATTGATGATTTCACACAATCTGATGCGTTTGAGCCTTGGAAAAACGCAACTATTGAGAAACTTACGAGTAACGACTATGATTCTACTCAAATATTAATGGAAGATTCAAGGTATGTAATAGCTTCAAGTATTGAAGAGGCTAGGAAAAAAACTGGTGACGACACCTTAAGTGAAGATTCACCGTTTTTTATTAAGATGGATCAGTCGGGAGACAGACCGGTTCCTAAATTAACAGACGATCAACGAAAAGCTGCTAAAGAAATGGTAGATGTATCGATTGAATCACAAATAGGAAGAAAAGAAGAAAGAACAAGAGAGTTTGATAATCAAGACAGGATTGATAAAAATAAGAAAGAAACAGCTTCTAAGTCAGGAAGGGTTGATGCATTCAACAAAATATTTAATCCTGAAAGAAGTCAAGATGCTTTAAATACTATTGACACAGACAGCACTTATGACAATATTCAATCTATACAGATGGTAGATAAGGAGGGTAACAATGTTGAAAAGGCTGATTATACAAAAGCAGAAAGTATAATGATACAATATTACGACCCTAAGAAAAAAGAAATGGTTGACGGAAAAATTAGAGTTAAAGATGAAAACGGAAAGGTAAAATCAGGTGAAGAGATTGTTATGGAGATGGTAATAAAATCTGGTATTGATGCTCAAGATTTAACAGCATACAAAGAGGCGTTTAAAAAGAAAGGTAATAAATTCAATGAATTTAAAGGTATAGAAAACTATCAAAGAAAAGCTAGTGTATTAAAAGAATCAGGGAATATTGAAGTGCCATTAGGTAAAAGTAGTTATCCTGCATCACAAGCAATAAGTAATGTGCTAAAAGAAGATTTCAAAGACGATGAAGGAGGGCTGGTTGCATTGCAAGAATTAACAAAAGCTAAGGAAGAAGAAAATGAAGCAAAAGAAAGTGAAGCTGATAAAAAGCTTGATCAATACAAATGGTCTCAAATTACTAACATGATAAACTCAGCGTTTAAACCTAGGTTAAGAGGGAAAGCATTTGAATTTAATGTTGGATCAGACGGTAAGTTACAAGTTATATATCAATCAAAAGCAATTGATTTAGGAATTACCAAAGATGGAATAGGAAATGACGGAGCCAGATTAATTAATGTAATTGAAGCTAAAATTAATAATGCTAACAATCCCTCAAGCAATGATTCAGGTGGTATTAGTGGAATGGGTTAAAAAATAAATAATGAACGACGAAATATTACAAAATATTTGGAATCAACTTACGGCAGATGGAATGACCAATAGTGATTTTGAAACTTGGAAATCCAATTTTGCAGGGAGTGAAGATATACAAAAAAATGTTCATGGATATTTGCTTGAAAATAATCACACTGATAGTGATATTGATACTTGGAGCTCTAATGTAGGGTTAAAAAAAAAAGACGAATCCGACTTATCTGTTCTGGAAAAGGATTTGGTGTTCGGTACGAACGAGGACGAACAAGATGGTTCTTCGGATGGTTCAGAAGTAACAGATGAAGAAATACCAGAAGTAGTACCTGAAGTTTTAGAGACTGAAATAGAGACTGAAACAGAGACTGAAACAGAGACTGAAACAGAAACTGGAACCGAAAATGTAGTTGTAACAGAAGAAGAGAAAAAAACTACTGACGATAAAAAACAATTTTTAATTTCTCAAAACATAAATATCGATGCTTTGTTTAGACAGGCTCGATTTGGAAACCCTTCTACTGGACAAGGCGGTGATTTTACAGGCACTGAAGAAGAGTTTGTAGACAGATATTACGCTACTTACTTAGTAGATAAAGGTATTACTAAAACTCAAATAGATTTTGATTCTGCTATTTTAAAACCAAAAGAGGATAGAGAAGCAACAGAAGGATACGAAACTGATGTAGCTGAAACATTACTAGATAGAGTAAAGATAGATCCGACTGATTATAAAGCATGGGAAGAAGAGACTACGAGAGAAGAAAGTAAAGCTTTTAAGTGGGTAAAAAATCTTTTGACTACAGATAAAACTGAAGCTTTCAATAAAGAGCAAAGAGATTTTGAAAAGATCGCTAGTTATAAAGCTTCAGTATTAGGTAAATTAAATGATGATATTAATTTGCTCAACACCAAATTAGAACTAGCTAAAGATCCTACAGATATATTACAGCTACAAAACATAAAAGGCCAACTAGAAGCTAAGTACATAGAAGAACTACAACAGTTAAATGGATTAGCAAATTTATTTCCAACTTTAAAAAAGTATACTATAGATAGAGATCTAGAACGAAGAAAAAATATTTATGACGCTGCACATTCAGATGACAATGTTGGAGAAGTTACAAGTGAGGTAGGTAATGTATTAAAAACTATACCTGTGGCCTTAGGAGATTTTACAATGGGTAGTTTAGCGTTTATTACTTCAGGAGCTGATCAGGCTTTATCTGCTGTAGGGTTTGATCAAAAAGGTTTACTAGCTGGTTTAACAGAAAGGTTTTTGGATGGACAAGAAAGTTTTGAACAGTTTATAGATCCTGTACAGCGTAGTGGAATTATAGATGGTAAAGAGGTAACGGTAAATGGAAAAGAATACATAGTTACATACGATGGTTCAGTGTTAGACAGAAAGTCTCATGTTAAAATGAACGGAATCATATCTGATGATTTGATAAAAGAAGTGCAAGAGCGTTCAAAAAAAGTTTTAAATTCAGACACATTTTTTGATGGAGGGGGCGTAGTGTCTTCTGGTTTTACAACTATGGCTAATTTAATTGCACTAATTAGAGGGGGTAGAGGCTTGAGTAAAGTGTTGAAAGTTTCTCCAGGAGTTGGTATGGGGTTAGCATCTTACGGAAGTTCTATGGCTAGTGAAGTTGAAAGTATGAGAGCTGACTTGATGGCTGCGGGATTAACAGAGAAAGAAGCTATGGATAAAGCCATAATAGCTGGTAACGCGATTGCATCTTTAGACGGATTGTTTTCAGGTTTAGCTGGCGGGAATCAAAAAGTATTATCAAATTTGGCAGGGTTTAAACAGCAGGTAATTAACATAGTAAAAAAAGATGGAGCTAAATTTAGTAAAGATGAGTTAAAAAGAAAGCTTAAAGATTTAGGAATAGAAATGGGTAGGGAAACTGTTATAGAAGAGCTTCCTGTTTTGTTTTCAACTAAAGCCGTAAACGCAGCTGTAAATTATAGTGTTGGCAGAGAAGTAAGAAGCGCAGAAGTGTCTCAGGCAGAAATTTTAGAAACAGTGATACTAACATTAGGTGCTACGGGTACATTAGGAGGTAAAACGTTAATAAATAAAAACACAAGACTTGATGCTTTAAGATACGTTGGTATGAATATAAACGATCTTCAAGGTACTATAGATCAGCTTGTAAAAAACGGAGAGATTACAGCACAAGAAGGACAAAATGTTTATCAAGAAGTTTATGATATGCAAGCGGCTGAATTAAAAACTAAAGGAACTATTACTAATAGTAATAACATGTTAGAGACCTCTGATTTGTTACAACAAAGACAGCAATTAATATCTCAAAGAGAAGGTTTAGAGGGCCCTCTCAAAGAAGATTTAGATAAAAAAATAGAAGACGTTGATCAGCAAATAAACGAAGTAGTTAACAGAGATAAAAAAGAAACTGAAGATAAACTTAAAACAGAAAAAGATTCTATTCAAGAAGAAATTACTGTAGCGGAAGCAGGTAAGAATGAAAAGGCAGATGGTTTTGATAAAGCTCCAGTTTATAAAACAGGAGGTAAACCTGTGTTATTTCATGGTTCAACTAAGAAGTTTACTGAATTTGATATTGAAAAAATTGGATCTGGGGCTGATGCAGGGACAGCCAGAGGTATATTTTTTACTAGCGATCCTGAAGTAGCTTCATTTTTTTCTAAAGAAACAGGTAGTTTTAAAGGTAATGTAATACAAAGTATTAAATCATTAACAGGAAGGTCAGAATCTACTATATATTCAGGTGCGTTAAACACTGATAACATTAAGACTGTAGATTTTAATGGTCAGCGAACTAGCCCTGAGTTTGATAAAAACAAAACTATTCAAGAAGCTTTTGATCAAGGATTTGATGCGGTAATTTTAAAAAATATTGTAGATGGTAATAATAAAGTTCAAGATGTTACTGTTGTAAAAGATATGAGTGTTATTGAAGAGTTCAAAGACACTCAATTGTCAGGAGATAAATTAATTAAAAAATATAACCAAGATGCCATTCAAAAGTCAAGCGCAAAGGCGGTGGATGATAAAAAATCTACCAGCCGTAGCAAAAAGGTGGAGTCGCCTGTACTCGACTCCAAACTTACCGGAAAGAGTAAAGCCAAAACCGAAAACAAAACTAAAACGAAGACCCAAGAGGAAATAGATTCTTTAAATAAAAAGATAGAAGAAGTAAAAGTTGATTCTAAAATAAACAGACCAACAAAAGCTGCTCGAATAAAAGAATTAAACGATAAAATTTCTAAACTAAAGGCTCAAGCAGAAACAGAAACAAACATTGAAGAGGAAGTAGAGTTAACTGAAAACCAAGATTTAGATAGAGACAGTAGGTTAAAGGAGCAAGAAGTAAAAGAGGCGCAAAAGGAAGAAGGTTATACTGTGGAAAAAGAAGGCTCTAGTATTGATATTGATATAGCCGGCAAAAAACGAACAATTCCGTTGCCATTTTCTAAAACAATTAACAATGCAAAAAGAACCTTAAAAAGATTATTTCAGTCAGCTGGTAATTTACCAAAAACTTTATTTAAAGCACAAGAATCTAAAAGAGGAGAATATAATCAAATAGTAGCTAGAGCTGAAAGAAAAGCTTCTGAATATAACAGGTTGTTTGATAAACTTAGAAAACAAAAAAATTTAGATGAAAACACTTTGATTAAATTGAATGAAGATTTAGGTAAAGTTTTAAAAGGAGAGTTGAAAATACAAGATATTAATTTTAAAAATAATAAAGGAGAAACAAAAGCTATTAGTTCTAGACTTGCTAAGTTGGTTACAGAAATGAGATCTGATATTGATGCAATGTCACAACAAATATTAGAATCTCCAAACATAGCAAAAAAAGACGCTAAAAAAACAATAAAAAGTCAAATAGGTAAATACATAACCAGGTCTTATAGGTTGTTTGAAGGTAAAGTTAAAGGTAAAAAATTTAAAGAAACTTTAAGTGAAGATGTTTTAAATGAAGCTAGAGAATTTTTTAAAAAAGATGAAGGTTTTATAAAAGAAGTTAAAACAGAATCTAAAAAAACTAATGAAAAATTTGAAGATGCCTTAAAGAGGATGACGGAAACAAAAATTAACGACTTATTAAATCAAAAAATTTCAAATACTGATTTTTTAAATAGGTATGTGGGGGACGGTAAAAACTTGAATATATTAAAAGAGAAAAAAGAAGTTCCGCCCGCTATAAGAAAATTATACGGAGAAATAACTGATCCAGTAGCTAATTATATTAACACTATGATTAAGACAGGTACTTTACTAACTCAGGCTAACTTTGTTCAATCTGTATATGAAAATGGTATAGGTAAATATATATTTACAAAAAATGACCCAAATAGACCAAGTGATTCTGTAGAAATAGCTTCTCCAAATAATGAGAATTATAAACCCCTAGATGGTTTGTATACATATCCTGACATAAGAGATGGTTTATTTCCAAGAAAAGGATTTTTATTTCAAAGGCCAGAAGGTAAAGCAGGTTATCTTTATGATTTGTATTTAAAAGTAATGATGGCGTACCCTAGAGCTGCTAAAACAATTCTTTCTCCTTCTACGCAAATTATAAACTTTGTTTCAAATGTTAATTTTGCTATTGTTAATGGTCATTTACCTGTATCAATTGTTAATGGAAGAGTAAATTTTGATGCATACAAAAAAGCTGTTCAAGGAACTTCGGCTATTATAACAAGTAAAAGTAATAAAGAAATAGCAGATAAAATAGAAACTTATAATAAATTAGGGATTATAGATCAAAGTGTTGATGTTAATGAATTAAAAGATTTACTAAATCAAAAAGACGGGGAAAAAGATTTATTGGAAAGGTTTTCTCAAGATCCTACTTACAGATCAAGATGGACTAAAAGTAAATTTAATCCAAAAAATTGGTACAAGTTTGCAGAAAAATCGTATAGAGTTGGTGATGATTTCTGGAAAATAATGGGTTATGAAATGGAGTCACAAAACTTAGCTAAAGTTTATTTTAATAAAGACTTTGATGCTATGGTCAAAGAAAGTAATGTGCTAAAAGAAAAAGGAAAAAATGAGGATTCTAAGAAAAGACTTAAAGATTTAAATGAAGAAATAAAGCAAATACAAGAAGAGGCTGCCGAAATGGTAAAAAACCAATATCCTAATTATTCTCGTATTCCAAAACTAGCAAGATTTTTTAAAGGTTCACCGTTTTTAGGAAACTTTATATCTTTTCAAGCAGAATCATACAGAACCGCTTACAATACAGTTGCTAATTCTTTTAACATGCTAGCAAAGGGTAATAAATTAATTAATGATAAAACTAATGTAGATAAAGGTAAAAGACTAAGAAAAGAAGGTCTTAGAAAAATTGCTAATACAATGTCATATATTGCTTTTAGAGACGGAGCTTTCTACGCTTTAGCTACTAAAGTAGGTGGAAAAGTTTTGGGAGGGTTCTTACCTTTATTTGGGTTAGGATTTGATGATGATGAACCTGAAGAAGAAGCGCAAACTTTTGGTCAGCTAACAGCTAAAGAACTCGCGATTAGAAATTTTGTTTATAAATGGCAAAAAAATCAAAAATTAATTATAACTAAGGCTGAAGATGGTCAATTAAATTTTGTAGATGCATCTACATTTGATCCTCATCAATTATTAGAAGCTAATATTAGCGCTTTAATGCAGTCTAAAAATTTTACTGATGCTTTGAAAGGCGTTACTGTTGAACAATTAGAAACCTTTGCTGGTATAGATTTTGTTTTACAAGCTGCATTAGATGCTAAAGCTAATTATGATCGACAAGGAAAAAATAGAAGCATTATAAAAGACGCTTTGCAGCCATTTTTTAGAAGAGCTTTTTTACCAGGAGCCATCTTACAATTAGAAGACGCATTTGGAAAAGGTATATTGTCTGGTAGAGATTTAACAAAATCTAAAATTGCAAAATTGGTAGGTTATAGGGATTATGAGATTGATGTTTCTAGGCAGTTGTACTTCAATCTACAGCCTGAAAGAGAAGCTCAAATGTTGTCAGAACAAAAATATTATAATGATGTAAGAAGTTTTATAAGAAAAAATCAGATTACGGAGGAGGGAGTTGCTGATCTAATTAAGTTGTATGAAAAAACAAACCAACAAAGAAAAGAAAGTTTTCTGTATACATACGAACAAATTAGAGCCGCTTTGCTTTTAGGAGTAGAACCTGAAAAAATAGAAAGAACACTTAGGGGAAGAAAAATTAATTTTAGTAAAAAAGAAATTAATGCTATAGTCCAAGCGGCATATATTCCTTTAAAAGAAATGCCGAGTGAATTTAGACCTGATAAAAAGAAAAAATCTCAAACTGAAAAAGATCTAGGCTTATGAAACATTTCGATGAACATACTTTTATGCTACAAAGTTATTATGTAATAACCAACAAAGTGGGTTACGAACAATTACTAAATCGCGACATGAAAGTTACATTGATATTTGACCCTACTAAAGACGTTATAGATGATTATGAAGAGGTGTTTGATGAATTAATTGAATACTTTGAAGACCTAGAAGAGTATGAGAAATGTGCAGATCTATTGCATTCTAAAAAATTAATGAGAAGATTAGAAAAAATGAGTGAGTCTCGCCACTTGGCCTAGTTCTTTATGATGTATAAAGCCCTCACAGGCCTTAGGAGCTCCTGTATAGCCCTTTCTTGCATGCCAGCTGTCAGTCCCTGAGGGAGACCTCATGTACTCTACAGTGACTCCTATGAAGTCTTTAGCGTCTCTCCATTTATATTTGACTTTATGATGTAGATGATGTAAATACCAATATCTAGTTTTAGTGTTTGCCCACATAGCCGGTTGCTCTTGAGCCATAAGCAAAGGTAAGTTATCCATCTTAGCGCCATCACCATGCTCTATACCTATAAGTGAGGTTCCATACTGATAATATTTTCTATGCGCTACAGTTACATCAAACGTAACATCATTAGTTTTTCTGAACCAAGCTTGTAGTGTGTGAGCTAAATGAAATCCTGATTGATAATCATGATTACTCATACTATGAACTACATCAACAGGCGCAATTTGTCTGAGTATCTCTATACATTCTACATATAAAGCCAGGGCGAGCTCGTAGTGTTCCCACCACTTTCCATCTGTATCCTGATGAGTCCCTTTAGTTGTAGTAGCGTAGACATTATCTATATGTAACACATCATTACCTATACAAAATAAAACTCTATCAATTTCAAAACCTTGTGACTTTTCAATTAAACCATACAGCCCGTCCATTACACGCTTAACTGCAATTTCGGAATCATAATCTTCACCAGTTTCTACCGACTTAGCGTACTTACCAATGTGAATGTCAGCAGGATTGATAACAAGCAGATGAGGATCTGATTGTCTTTTTCTTTTTATAGGCTTATAATCAGGTGAATAGTTTTCTACAAACTTGTTGACCTTATCAAATATATCTTTCTCTTTTATACCTAAATTCTCTTTAGTTACAATTGAAAAACGATATTCACCACTTGCGCTTTGCCAATGCTTTACACTGATGACATCATCCTTATCTATACCTCTTTCGTTTAAGTGGTCAGTAAGGGCAGAGTTTTCATTAAGGTTATCTATCTTGTTAGCTCTCAACTCCCTTATCATATCTACTTCTTCCATAGATAATCTAAGGCGTGGGCCTTCATCTTTTCTAGACTTCATCTGATAAAGAGTGAATTAACTCTGTCATTATTTGACAGATGTTCTGGGCTTTGATCTTTGCTTGATTGTGATCGCGTTCCATAAGGTCTTCATAGAGTTCAGTTACGAGGTCGTGAGAGTTGTTAGTCACATAATTAATGTGCTTGATTGCATTCACATCATCAACTGAAATCTTATGAGCCATTGGCTATATCTTCTTTTTTATTGTAATATAACCTTTTTCTTTGAGAAGTTTCTTCGCATCAACAACTTTTTTTTCTTCAAGTCTAAAATGTTCAAAAATTTCGTTTTCAATTACACCTTGTGCCATAGTTTTTTATTTAATTATCCATTGATTGTAAAAACAATTTACCTAACCTCGGGTTTACTTTACTTATGGTTTTGTAAATGTTTTTAGATTTAATTTTAGTTTGTTTGATTTCCTTTGGAGTAGACTCCAAACCTAGTTGAGTGTACATGTCTGAATCAATAGAAAGCAATGCATCAACTATCTTCCTGCGAGACCAGGATTTGTATTTACTTATCTTTTCAATGTCCTTATAATCATATTGCATGATTATAAAGATACTAAATTTTATTTAAATGTTTATTATTTAAATAATTAAGTACAGAAATGTCAGGATTTTTAATCAATTTAAGATCATAAATAAACAAATCTATCCTACTTATTTCTTTTTGAATGTCTAATATTTCGTTAGCGTTTAAACGGACTCTACCCCATGTTTTTTTAGTTGTTCCGTAAGCACAACTGTGAATTAAAAACTGAACAAGGTTCTTTTTGTAATTATTAAAATACTCTACAGCCTCTTCTAACTCTTGTTTTTTATTTTCCATTATATATTTCTGTTTTAAACCCATAACTTTCTAATTCTTTTAATCTATATTCTTGTAGCTTAGAAACTTTACCCGTTGGTTTTTTAATTTCTGAAAATAAAACATTGCAGTTTTTTGGAAAAGCAACAAGATCCGGGATCCCATTCTTATTTGTTTTAATTAACTTAATAACATAGTAGCCCTCAGCCTCTAACTCTTTTATTCTTTTGGTTTGTATTTGTTGTTCTGTCATTATCTAAGTGTAAGTAAATCTCTTTTAAAATGATTCAAAGTATAGTCTTTTTTCTTAATGACTGTTTTATATATTTGATGCTCAATACCATTCTCAGCAAACACCCAATATATTTTATTATATTTTCTATCTTTAGTAGTCATCCTATCCCTTGACTGCCAGTAACTTGTCGCACTGAAATCAATATTGTAATACACTAAAGCTTCAGCTTCTTTTAAACTTATACCTTCTCTACCTGAAACAATCTGTAATGCTATTGACTTATCTGTTTCTTTAAACTCTTTTAGATCCGTAGTAATCTTATCTTTATATATGTCTGTTATTGCTTCTAATTCTTTTTTGAACTTATAGAATATTGCAATTTTTTTACCACTAAAAAATGCATCTATAAATTTTGCCTTTGCCCAATCAGTCACACCTGATCTACCACTTTCAAACTTAACAGTTCCTGAATATAGCTGATGGATTTTAGACATAAGCTTTACAGCTGTGTCAGCTAACACAACTTCTATTTGTCCTTGCAGAACTCTTTCTTTTTTTAACTTCTTTACCATGTTGTGAGTAGACTCATGCATAGCAACTGTGAGTATTTCTTCAGTAATTTCAGTTTTGAAGCCCGCTTCTTTTTGTGTGAACGACACCATGTAGGGTTTCATTTCATGAAGGATAGACTCTTTGCCATCACTATAATCATTAATACTTGTAGGCCCTATCTTTTTTTGCGTAATATTTACATATTGATGAGCGAACTTGTAAAAGTTTTTATACTGTTTAAACGGGTTTGTTTCAATAGCATACACCTGATGATACATTTGAGAATAAGATTCAGGAGTTGGAGTTCCTGACAACAAAATAACATAAGGGTTGTTGTTTAAGTTTATTATAGACTTGACAAGCTTTGCCCTCCTACTAGGTTTTGGATAAGCACCCATGCCATGAGCTTCATCACAAATTATAACATCGTAAGGACAACATTCTATTTTATGTAAAGATTCGTAATTGATAATTGTAATATCAAAATCAGGATTTAAAAGATTGTAATCATCCTGAATACTGGATATTGCTTTTTTCTTTGTAATAAACAATACGTTAGAAACAGCAAGAGTCTTACTTATACTCAAACTCGTAAGTGTCTTGCCAGTTCTAACTTCCATAGCAAGATAAACAAATTTGTGTTCTTTTAAAACATTTACACTCAATCTAACAATTTCTTTTTGATAATCTCTTAGTTCCATATTAAAATTCTATTTCTCCGTTAACTTCTAATTCTTGTTTATGTCTAAATCTAATCCATCTTGAAGTGTCTCTACCTTCCTCTGGATCACAATCATATTTAAATTGGTTATAAGCTATAAGCCATTTGTTAAACTTGATTCTAGATACTGTCATTTTTGCCTTCGGGGCAAAGTCAGGATTGTCTTCTATAAAATCCATATATAATTCTTGTTTATATACTCTTTTATTTACTTCAAGTTTATCATTAGGTGGCATACCCTTAACTAATCCGCACCACTCAATAAATTCATGACAAGTTTCAGCTGACAACCTTCTAATCTTTAAATTAACAAACTGACTTTTGATTAAACCATGGTCAAGATATATCTGTAAGCATTCAATCATAAAGTTATCAAAGCTACACCACTCATCTTCATTCCATTCTCCAAACATTAATTTACCAAACTCTTTTAGTGGCGTAAACTCCTTGGTATAATGTTGCGCTAATTCAAGCTCCCACTTTCTTCTTTCAAATGAGCTTCCTTTTCCTTTTATTGCATAATTAGTTGTAATACAAACTTTTGGAGATTTACTAAAAGGTATTTTAATAGCATCTTTATTTTTCTTTTCCAAAGTCAAACCTTCTGTAACGACAGAAAATAATCTTTCGAAATTAAAATGCTTGCTTACATCATCAAAACAAAGTATTTGTGTGTCAGCACTTACGAGTTGATAAGCAAAACTTTTTTCAAAATTAAAAGACTTACCATCGATTACTACTAATTTTTTCATGTGTGACAAAGCGTTCATAAACAATCCTTTACCTGTTCCTCCTTCAGGATTATCTGAAATTACTTCATCGTTAAGTATGGTAGCGGGGCAGTAAGATAAATTTTTCCATGCATGTAGTAAATATCCAATCGTAGACTTCATGGATTTAATTCTACTTTCCTCATTACCGCAGATGTTGTTTATAAATGTTTTGTAATCACAATCTGTTGAATCACACTTAATGTATGGTCTATCAATCACATGATCTTTCCATACATAACCTCCTAAATCTAAATAATCAATAGCTGTTATTGAATCGTATGTAATTTTTACAGCAGAATTATTAAAGTAAAGATATGCTGTTGTCTTTGTGTCCTCAATAAAATACACATCTATAGAAGACAATAGAGTTAAAAACTCTTCTCTAAAATACCTAGTGTTTTCGGCAAAGTAATTGTATGCCTGAAACTCATCCAATTGAATAAGATAATTGAGTATAAAATCTTTTATTTCTTTTTCTGACGTATGATCAATTAAATTGTTAGTCACTTTAACAAAAACATAATTCTTACTGCCTTGCGGATTAAACTTATAAAAGCCATGTTCTTCTAAAAAATTTTTAAAATAAATGTGTACTATTTTTATAACACCTTTATCAGATTGAGTCCAAAACTTAGAGTTTAATTGTTCTTCTTCGATTCGAGTAATTACATTATCAATAACTCCGATCTCAATTTTCGAATCTTCTAATTCAGATCGGATCTCTTTTTTTGATACTCCTCTTTTCAATTTAGCCCTTACTCGATCTACTTTTTCTTGATCTTCATAATATTTTGTTCCAAAATTCTGAACCTGTTGATAAGCGGAAGATATAGTTCTTTTAATTTCAGTTTTATTGAAATCTTTGCTAGCATAACTATTCAAGACATACTCCGCTAAAGTTTTAGAAACACCAAAATCATTAAATGCAGAAGCTAACACATAAACATTATGGTTTCTTTGTCCCTCTATCATTGGGTATTTTTTTTCCCACCATTTTATGAGTATATCTACAATTTTATTTTCATCTGTAATAGGTATTGTAGGAAGGTCTACATTTTTTTCTACCTCTGTGTATTGTTCTTCATAAATTTGATCCCAAGTGTTTGAATTGTGATTTACATGAATTAACGGATCATAAGATTCGTAACATACCCTTGATATATTTTTAGATGTTTTGTCAAAATATTCTGAATTAAAATATTCTTCGAGACTATTAAAATAATTTTTATGGTTTTCTACATCAGTAGGTATTTTAACTAAAGCTTTTAATCCTTTGCCACTAGGAGATATGAAAACGCAATAAACATATTTATCTTTACTCAGCTTTTCTTTTTCCATTAACATAGTTTTGTTAGATGGATAACCGTCAAAGTCTAAACAAATTAAACCGCTGTGTTCTTGTAAAGAGTTGTCGTTTCTTTTATTAAAAGTTCCACTAAAACATATAGCGGGAAGTTTTTGTTTTAATCTATTTTTGTTGTCTTTGTTTTTTTCAGCTCTAATTTTTTTTACTAAATCTTTGGATGAGCCTTCTCGAATTCTTTTTATTATAACCTCTACGTTTCTATAAAACGGCTGAGAGGTATCTTTAATATCTTTAAATATAGTTATTTGCATGCTTGTTTTAAATTAAAAAAAAAAAAAGAGGGATGGAAGTGCAATCTTAAACTTTCCCTCTTCCTTTTTAAAGTGTTAGATTAAAAATCTAGTCCGTCATCTACCTGTGGTGTATTGACAGTTGCTTCTGAATTTTCAGGT